GAGGGGTCGGTACCGGAGGAATCCCCGGCGTAGGGAACCCTGGCTCTTGAGGCTGGTTAGGCTCTGGACAAGTAGGTGTGTTAAATACAGGCGTGGTGTTACTTGGATTAGGTACGATATCCCCCGGCACCGTATTTGAAGTTGTGGGAGTACGAGGCTCTTGGCCTGGAGCATACTCCCCACAGTTCAGATAAATGTTAGACATTTAATTACGCAAGATATAGTTGATTTTGATATGCAAATGAAATCTCTTGTCCATACCCTTGAGGGAATCCAGTTATTGTAAACTGAATTGAAGGGAATAGTGCTAAACCATAGTTTGAATACCCTTGGTTTCTAGTACTGCCTGCGAATCGAGATGTGTGGTTTTCATCAATTACTATAAAATTAGCAAATACGTTGTGATATGAAGGTCCTGGAGGGGGCACTCCGTTATTTAATTGAAGCGCATTTCCTTGTCCATCTGGGTTACTTGGATTATTAAAACTAGATATACGCTGCCAATACCTAGGATTTCTAAACTTATCGTCAGGCACAGTCCAGTAAACAATTATATTTACAAAAAGTTCTCCATTTACAATTTCTTTAGTTGTGGATATCCCAGCCCCTTCTTGAGCTATCGGAGCACAATTAAAAAACTTAGCATCAACTTGAATATCATTTACCCACTCAGCACTTGAATTCTTAAGAATTTTTATTCTTTTCTTTAAGAAGTACATTGCAAAAGGAATAGTTGTTTGGCTTAATCTAACTTCAGATAACTCCCCACTATCCCCTATAGGCAGATAGGTATTGTTATACCTAGCCGCTCTTAAAAATGATGGAAATTCTGCGGCTGTAAAATCAACTCTTCTTATAAAATTAAAATACTTATAGACTGCCGCAGTCCCTGTATCCGCCGTGTAGCTCCTTGTCCAATTAGCCAAATCCCATCCAGGATTGAGAGTTATAGCCTGATTAGATGGGTATGCTAATTCTGTTCTTAATTTAGTAATTGCTTCATTTTCGCCTAAATCTGGATTAACAGCCCTCATGTACCTAATAATCGCAGTCTCTGTTCCACCTATCCCACGACCACCGAGAATATATCCGCAAGCAACTGGTCTTGGTGTTATGGATACAGGGCTAGTAATGATAGTTGTAGATCCCCCTGGCGTAGTCCCAGTTACAGCAGGAACTCCAAGTCTTGAATAAATATCTCTAGCAACATTTAAAACAAAATTCTCTGAAGCTACTGGATTTGCCAAAGAGACTTGAGGCACGGCGGCAGCTAATCCAGCACGTTCATTGTACGCAAGTTCTGTAGTTCTAAAGAATGGTCTTATATCAACCAAATTAGAAGGAGTTATTATTTGTACTTGATTAGCATTTAATTGAGCATTATTTTTTACAACAACATACGCAATTGGTAAAATTGATTGACCTACGAAGTATAAAGACTGGCTATTTAAAATAGCTTCGTTTCCATTTAAACCTGTAGTATTAAAATCTGCCAACGCTGCTTCGTTATCATTGTAAGCAAACTCTGCGAGTGTTGGAGAAATATTCATTAGATCATCTGGGGAAGGGAATGATCCGCGAATATTTAATCCTGAGAATCCTAGGGAGGTATTGTACTCATCCCCTACCGCAGGGATAATTAAGGCATTACCGTCTTCATCCTGCAATCTTGGGGTATCCGCTTTGGGATCATTGCTTGCATTAGGAATAATATTAAAATTAATTCCCACTCCAGCCCCTTTAACAATACCAAGTTCTGCTTTGTAAATTTTCTTTGGGACATCCCCGTTATCTGGAAAACTTAAAGTAGTAGTAGATGAAGCATCAATTGGCTTGGCCCAAATAAAAACTAAGTCTACTCGTTGAGTAGCACCGTTTATTCTTACTCTATTATTAGCTTCATTTATATAATAAAAATCATCAGGGTTGAATCGGGGAATTTCAATTTCAAGTTCCTGAGGGATGTCAACAATAGCTGTTCTAGCGACCCCTCTCCAATTTTTTATCCACTCAGACTCTGCCCCCACTCTAGATGAGTTTCCGCCATTATCAGGATTAAACCAGCTATCAACAACAGCCTTAACTGCATTAGAATCAAAAACAGGTTGCCTGCCAGTGACGTTTGGGTATGCTCCGTCTTCTCCGTTAGGAAGATTATATCTTGGAGTGTCAGTCACACCAATCGCAAAATTACTTATAAGACTATTATCTCTTATCATCCGTGTGAACACTCTCTCTCCCAAACCATTCATGGCGAGAGAGTCGGCTCCGACAGCGTTCTTTACTTTTTCATAAACAGAATAAAGCAAAGGATGAGAGAGAGTTAAAAATATATCTTGATAATTTAGCGGATTAGATTCTGAGCTATATGGGAAAGCAGCCCTTGCCATATACTGTAGCTTCGGTAAATCTCTAGCAGCATCATTAATTCTAGCAGTGAATCTTCCTGGACGTACTTTTACTTTGTTATCAGTGCCGTTAACATAAGGTTTTAACTCATCAAAGTTATCTCTTGTTATCGTACCTGGGGCATTGTTGGTATTATTAGTGATTGTAGAAGTGTAAATATTACTTACAATCGTTTGAGTATACTCTAATTTAGCTAGTTGATCTTTTATCCACAGATCGTTTTCTTGAAGTTGTTTGAGTGGAATATTATCTACTTCAAAGTAGATTGGATCATTAGCTTTAAAGTATCTAATTGGATCAGTGAACCGATATTGACTCTCAACGAATTGTACCATTAGTTATCTCTCTGTATATCAAAGAAGTTTACCGACTTAATTCCAGTGTCATTATAAAACGACCCATAAGTTGCATTTTCAAATGGATAGTATATTGAAACTAACTTAGCATTATTAGATTTTCCTGTAGCACAATGTTTTGCATTAGCAAAAATCTCAGCGGACGATTCATCCAGGAAAACTCTAACATAGCCATCTTTATCCATAACTTCATTGCCGTAATAATAGCCAGAGGCAGCGATGCTTCCACCTGAAATCCTCTTAAGCGCAAAGCTATGAATAGAGCTAGTTAAACATTGCATATTCCCCGAAGGTTGATACCCTTGTGAGTATATCTGAGGAATATAATTAGTGTAATCATTATTTGAGTCCAGGATAGAACTTAGAGAATTTACAACGGGATCTATCGAGAAATATAATCTAAATGGACCGTAATTAGTTGCCGTAGATCTTCCAAAAGGATTGGCTGAGGTTGCAGCTATTCCAAAATAATCTAGAATAGAAGTGCTGCTAGTATCAGGGGTTGTTGAAGGCAGACCGCTTAACACAACTCCAGCCCCGCTTGTCCAAACTCCTAGGGGTCCAGTATATCCTGCCGCCTTGGGGTGAACTCCCTTAACAGAAGCATAGGAAGCTTTTAGTTGTGAATTATCTGCTATATTCCAAATGTACAAACGATAACACAAACCTCCAAGATCTGGTGTAATTGTGTTATCGTAATAAGGACCCGAAGCATTCCACCACCCGCACGGGAAGTTTACATTTGTTATATTTACTAAGCTGTCATTCAATGCTCTAACACACATACCGCCTGTTGTGGTTCCACTAAAATCATTAAATGCAGTATCAGTATCAACAAAATAACGAAGGTTTCTATTATTTGCGGCAAGACTAAAAGCTCTACTGCTCATAGTAGCGGAAGCCTGCCCAGGGAATGTTGTACTATTGTATGAAGTTACTCCATAAGGGAAAATTGGATTTGGATAGAACTGTAGACTTCCTCCGCTTACATAAGTTTCTATATTGTCTATATTGTAATTAAATTGCTTTGAACTGTCAGTAGAGTAGTACGAACCAGTAAACTCCCAGTTATACTTGTAGGACCCAAGATCTCTAGCGGTTAATTGAGAGTGGTTATCCACTACAATACAAGCTCTAGTGCTATGCAACTCAACAGCGGTATGGTTTAAAACATTTGAAAGATTGAATGAACTAACATCTAAAGTTCCCTCTCCTTCATTTCTTTGAGGTTGTATATTGATTACGGAATTATTCTCAGCTAATAGGTTTACTCCGTAATTTCCAATAACAGTTGGTCCGTTTAACTCTACTGTTGAATTATTTCCGGCAAATACAGCGGCTAGATTTTTATGTCTTTCCCGACCTTTAGGTCCTGAGATTCTGGTTGCTCCGTGCTGAGTTCCTATCAGAGTAGCTTTAGAATTATTTGTAACACTTATAGCTGCACCTTTGCAAGCTTTAGCTGAATTATTATCTACTGAATGAAATTCATCTCGTGTCTCGTAAGGAGATACCAATATTGCGTTAGAGTTATTTGTTATCTCCACCCCTGGTGTTATATCTTTCTGCCCAGGCATCTTAGTTCCTATTGGATTTAGGAAACTTATCAAATCGTATATTTTATCCATTGACGATGTAAACAATGGAGTAAATTTTGAATTTTCAAGAACTAAATGCTTTCCATTTTTATTGAAATAAGTTGGAGAATTAGTTTCTGTTGGATTTCCGTTATTTACATAGGGTAACAGATTCTTACCGTATAGTACTGTTGAATTGTTTGCAATCAATCCTATTTTTTGATTATAAATAAACGATGCTTTATCTATTTCAAATACAGAAGAATTTAATCTAAGCCCTATTAAGTTTCCTACAAAGTGAGTTCTTCCATTGAAAGATAACTTAGAGTTTATCAAAGACATTCCATCTTGAACATTATCGAATATATCTAAATTCATTGTCCAAGCATAATGGTCTGTTTGATTTTGTTTAAATAACTCATCACTAATTAATTGTGAGTTATTTAAGATAATACCATTTGCATTTTTGCTAAATTCAAAAATGTAATTTTTAGTGAAAGCAGAAGAGAATGCGTATCCAGTAGACCCATTATTTTGTAAAGTTCTGTTATATGAATAGGAACTTACCAAAAGCTCTTCAATGGTTCTTGTAGAGCTGATTGTTATATTTGTATTGTTAGCTACAAGACCAGCACCGTAATCAAGATAAGGAATTCCTGAAGTAGTATTTAAACTATCAGTTATTCTTCTAGTAGCCCAAGGTCCCGTTATTCTATTATTGCTGCTATCAAAATCATAATTTCTAGTGGCAACGCAACCTCTAAGAAGAACAACATTTGAATTGTTAAATATAAACCCAGCTTTTCTATATCTTGTAGAAACTAAATTTTCTATGAAAATATTTTTGCAATTATTTATCTCTACTCCGTAATTATTATTTTTTAGATTTGCTCCACTCCCATCTAAAAAGAAATTTCTTATGTAAATAGGGCCGTCGCAATTATTAACTATAAGCTTAGTTAATCTGTTTCCATAAAATAATCCGTTTACTCCATTAAGTCCTAAACTCTCATCAGCAAAAAATAAATTTTCATTTGAGTTTAAGTCATCAATAGTGCTAGCATCGTAGATTCCTAAATTTTCATAAGCTTCTGGATTCAAATCATAAGATTTGTAATATATGTTATCATGGTAAGTAAGAGACGCTGCTCCTGCCCCACTAAACGGATGTATAGTATTTCTGCTTGCTATAATTAAATCTGATTTTGAATATCTAGAATTATGGGTTGTAGTATTTATTGATGGAAAATTAATTTGCCAAATACTTCCACTATTTAATGCTTTAGATCTTGATACAAATCCATTTAAATTTTGAACAAGCCTTACATCGTTAGTATTTCCAGGACCTAGGTTACCGCTAAAAACTAAAGAAGAGATACTAAGTGCAGAAGCCATTGCAAAATGAGTTCTGATTGCAAATGTCTCTAGTAACCCGTTAATTAAACCACCCGAACCAGTGTCTTTAAATACTCCATAGTTTGTTGAAAAGGCTGATCCGTGGTAGTACGGGTTATTACCGTCTGCGGAAGATCTAGACATTAAAATTGGATTCCAAATTCCAAGATTCTGTAAATATCCATCAGCATACCCATTTGCAAAGTTTCTATTTATAATCTCAATAGAACCCCTCGGACCAAACTTGTAATTATCAAGTATAAGATCCCCGAGATTACCAAAGCTAGCAATTTCAATTACAACGGGGAAGTTGATAACATTTGGCAGAGCATCAATCGCAGCACTTACAGTTTTAAAAATGTTTTTATTACAGGCTACAGCGGAGTCAGGAGCATCAGCAGAAACAACCAAGGCTACTCCTGGGATGCTTGAAGTTGGATACCCCATCTTCTCCCAAAGGTAGTAAGTTCTCTCATCTAAATCATACACTGGGAGGTTGTCTTGTTCCCAGTTATAGAATGAGCTTGAATCAAACTTTGTTACCTTATCAGTCCAGCAGTGATAAAGTTTTTGAGAACCTATGGTTGTGTACAGATCTTCTTTAATAAACATTTTAGAAACTTAAGCTCCATCTAAAAACAAGTCCAAAATCTGAGGTCTTTCTTACGTTGCTGAAATAACGATAGGCAACGAGAATTGGTGCGACAGGAGTTCCGCCTTTTATATTCTTTACAAACAAACCTATTTCATTTAAGTTTGCAGCAGATCCATTTCTTGTAATATTATTGCAAGACTCTTGATCTAAAAATATTGTATATCTAACAGTGTTAGCATCAACTTTAGTTATGTTATGCTGGGGTATCATGCCATACCATAAAGGTACAGACACTACAGCATTATTTCTTATTTGGTTGCCTGACGTAATTAAAACATCCCCAGCATCCCCGACATACTCAATTAAAGAGCTTAATGGCCCTTCAATATAGTTAGTAGAAACTACTTCTCTTGCCGAGGATCCTGATACCCCCACCTGGAATCTATCTATTTGATAGTCTAAGATAGAGTTAGATCCTGAGATCGCAAACATATGAGCGAGGGCAACTCCCATACCTGACACAATAATGTTATGATCATCAAATACGACTTCCTCAGTATTATCTTTAAATACTTTAGAGATGGTCAAATGACCTCTAACATTTAATTCTTCTAAAAAATTAAGATTCATAGTTATGCGAAATCAAGTTTGTATATTATCTGAACATAACCTTGGTTATTAAGAGACCCACCTATGGCAAATAAATCTTTTAAACCGCTATACCCAGAATCATCTTTGCAAAATAAAAGATCTTTGTTAAATGTTTTTTTAGCAAAAAGCTTATATTTTCTTTGATTATTTAGAGTATTAAAATTAAAAGGTGCAGTTATTCCTTGCTTTAATGTTTCTTTTAAATCTAAAACCCAAAGCCCTATATGATAAAGCCCACCAAATAATAATAGTGACCCAGCATCCCCTCTTATAATTCTACAAATTACATTTATTGAATTAGGGAAATTGCTGGCACAAACACGAATTCCCCCTTTTGTGTAGTCAGTGGAGTTAGATAAACTTAAATGGTAGGCTGCGTTTCCGTTAGCAACCGTTAAAAATCCAGAAGCATCCATGATCCCATAATAATTAAAAAAGCTACTTAAAGTTCCAGATATTATGGTAGATGATGGAGTAGCGACGGAGGAGAACATCCAGAAGTTTGTCCCCCCTGAAGTCGGGTAGCAACCTATGAGATGGTGAAAGGAACTTAAGGTTGGATGAATTGCTGTATTTAAACAGTGTCCAATGTCAGGTACCCCTGAAGAATAATTTGTAATCGTGGACTTAGACTCCAATCTTCTGTGTATTGGGGAGGGCGACTCTGGGTAAAGTCTATATCCTAGATCTTCTAGATACTGTGCTGTTGCGGAAGTATGGTAGGTTTGGATTGAAGTGGCTTCGTAAGATAAAACTTTTATTATTTGGGAGGATGAGGTAGTGTAGATTATGTGCGCGTGTTGTCGGAATCCCTCTGCGTCTTTGCCGAAACTTATAGCTTGTATAGTGTAATTTGATGTGTCTAGAATCGCAGACGCAGACGGGATAGAAGCAAAACTTCTATTAGCTGTGAAAGCATCAACAATTATTTCTCCTGCTCCGTCAACTAGCATATCAATTTTTAATTGTAACCTCGTTAATTAACTGACCTTGAGCAGATTTTGTATTTGGATTCCAATTTGGATTTTCCACATAGTTTATTCTGCTGCCACCTCTGGACTCGTAGATTCCGCTAGTCTGATTTTCATTACGACTTGCATAACCTACAGAAGTTGCACCTCCAGCAATTTCGTTAAAGTATCTAATTATATTATATAGATGACGAGGAGTTAGATCTACACGGTATTCCTTGCAATATAGATCCCCTACAGGCAATCCTGTGGAACCCTTCCCAAGAACAAAGGGCTTAGACCACTTATTTAATGTAGAATCTACTAAATTAAAATCATAGAAAAGGGTAAACTTATCTAAATCTCTATCTAAGCTGAATACTTCTATTACATACTTCTGGCCTAGACGATGTACCTGTTGGGCTACATTGCTAAAATACTCCTCAGGTACATCAATCTTCTCACCCCTACAAGCATAGTTCTTTGTATTAAAATTAACTTCAATATCAGTGAACTCAGATTCTGATAATGATGCTATAACATCATTTTCTTGATTTTTATTTCCTATGAGTCTAAATCTATTGCAACGTATGCTAGAACTTTCTAAATCTCTTTGTTCCGTTGGTAGCTCAAAAATATGAGAGTAATGGTCTACAACTTCTGATTTTGTTAAGGAAGATACTGAGTGTTGGACCCACCTACCCCCATCTGTAAAACTCCAAATCTTTCCAAGCTCTGGTTTAGTGTGTATCCAAATACCTACTGGGGATCCACCAAAAATCTCTCCCTTATTATTAGCAATGATTGTTTTGAAGTTAAGTTTGAAATCATGCTCAGGACTCAAGAAGTTAGTAGATACATCATAACCTAAATTTGAATCAGTTGAGTATTTACTAATATCAAAGATAACTCTGCTAAATCCCCCAGGTGCTCCCTTGTGTTTTATAAGGGTGTTCTCGTAGTTCAATGGATTATAACGGTATCCAAGTCGGTCTGCTTTGTTTAATCTAATCACAGCAAAAGAATTATTTACACTCGTTCCTGAAGTATGAGAAAATTCTATGTGCGATAGTATTCCTGAATTTCTTAGTTCAGATACCTCAACATAGCAATCAGTTATTGAGGAAGCAACGTAGGTTCCTGAGGAAGATCCTGACGTTGAGAATAACACACTCCCAGCTTTAAACTCGTAAACATTTGTTAAGCTAGAAGTTATATATTCTGGATATTGAGTTGTTAGGGAGCTATTCTTTGATAAATCAGAGTTGTACAGAACAGATCCAAATGTATGCCCAAATATAGTTGGGCCGTCTAATTCTATGGTTGTAGGCACAGCTTTATGACGTTTAAAGTTGTGCGTATAATCGTAGTACAACTTTTGAAAATCTCTTCCAAATTTGTAAGTCGTATAATTATCAAACGAATTAGGGAATGCCCCGCTTGATTCTGTTAGAGTATTAGCATAGTTGTGTAGTAAATTTCTCCACCAGCCACTTGCTGCTACCTCACTTAAATTATCATCATAATATGCGGAGGCTTGCATTACTTTAGCTTGCTCTTGAATGTAATGCAGAGTAGCTACAAATGGGTGCAACTGCCCTCGATCCCAAAGATAGTCTACACGAACTCCTTTATTTGTTTGATACCCTTGTTCAGGAACATAATCAAATACAAATAAGATATTTGAGTTGTAGGCATCAGGATCTGTGAAAGTTGGATTAGTTGCTGATGCCCAGCTTATGTATGAATCTTTATTTGCGCTAGTTACATACTGACCGTTAATAAATATGTTTTTAAAAGTTATATTGTACGGTCTACTACTAGCATCCTTGCCCCAAATTCTATTTTGGTATATTCTCGTATTAGTTGGACTCCCATTTGCAGACACCCCGTCAATTACTATCCCAGACATTGCACCAAATTCATTTCCTCTATCAACAACCAGTGGGTTGTTTCCAAAAGGGTCGGGTACATTACCAAGCCAAAACAATTCATTTTCAATCTCATCTTCAAATCTTATATTTTTTAAAGTTATATCATAAATTCCATAATTTACTGGATCTAACACAGTAGAGTCTTGCATAGAAGATCCATCTACTGTAAGCCTTAATCCAACTTCAATATCTGGCCTTGCGTAAGCATAAGACCCTAGATCTATATCCTCTATTACTGCGGGGTGACTTTTACTTACTTGATTGAAATAAAATCTAGGTGAATAATTAGCTAACGGAGTATTATTTACGGTGTAAGCAACAATAGAACTTATGTGGACTTTTCCGCCTAACCAAAGAAAATCTTTATTAAATGTGCTTGCATTAAATGGTAAATAAAGAGTATCATCAGCACAAAACAAAAAGCAATGTTTTGCATATTGAAAATTATCTTGAACTGAATGGTCTGGAGAAGTAGCAAATCCATCGGTGTTTGGAACCCAAGGACTTATTAATTTAAAATTCTCTATACCGTTTATACCTTTTACTCCATGGAAAGGAGTATCAACTATAGTTAATCCGTTTAAATAATTTCCTGAAGGAGCTTTAGACCCCGATACAATTCCACCAACTGTAACTTCATCGAATTCTAAATTAAAATGAATTGGTATTTGACCAGAATCTCTTTCTTGAACATAATTATAGTTTTCAATATAAGATAATCTGGGGTCTCCTGCGGATTCTTTTGGGATGTTCTCTAGAGACAGAACTCCTGGTCCTAGTAATTTGATATTATGCCTATTTCTAAGATCTAAAGACCCTACGACATAAGCTCCTCCATCAAAGTAAAGTGTAAAATCCTCCCCAGGGGTATAGCCATATTGATTAATTGAGGAGAAGCCTACCCCGTAAAGTCGATGAAGGGTAGTTCCCGCTGTAGTTGTAAAGTCTTTGGATATATGAGGTCCTGGCAAGGAGGATAAGTAAGTTGTACCTGGGGGAAAGTACAAACATTTAGATTGGGGTACTGGGGGTTTAAGCGGATCACAGAATAAAAAGAGCGGACTTGATACTTCATTATTTACAGTTACCCAAATCTGATCTAAGGGGTTCAGTGTAACATAAGCTTTACCTCCTGTAACTTCATAACTTATGTTTTTTGATTTTGGTCTAATTTGAATTGTAGAAATGCTATCCCCTATTTTTTCAATTTTAACAATATTTGAAGTAGACGAAGCTCCAAATGTTAAAAAACTCATTTCAGGATTTGCTCCACTTAACCAAAGCTTAGTTGCTGCTGGGCCTCCAGGATTTTGTGATGAGTAGGCAGCAACTGCGGATCTTGACCTCCCAAACACATGAGCAGGATTATACTGTATACCATCATTTACTTCAACTTTGTATTTTGTTGATTTTCTAACAGGTTTTCTAGGATTGTATGTTTCTAATACTCTTGCACCATTTGCAAAAAACTTCAGATTACCCTGAGGATTTAAAGTTGGGTCTGTTACGCTGCTTGTATTATGTTTAAAGATAGAGTAAATATCCTCAGCTATCTTTGAATATCCTTTTATATTGTAGTGAACAGAATCTGCTAAATACTCTGCTGCACTAGGCGTAGGTAAATAATTGAATCTAATGCTACTCAAATCTAAATCTTGTAGCCGATCATTAAATCTTTCGTAATAATTTCTAGTAGCAGTTCCAGTACTTCCTAATTCCAGAGGTCCAGCCCAGACAATATTTGTGTAGAAAGTATCAACATTTAACCCATTACCAGTTGAAGATGCGAATATACTTCTGACTCCCGCTATTAAAGAACTTGTTTCTTTAATAATCATCGAACTAGCAAACGCTTGATTTGCAACATATTCAGGTCTATTTGTTCCAAGACAAATGACACCCCCTTTCAAATTTGGATATTTATTTTGATTTCTTATCCATCCAATTGCTGAGGTTGCGGAAGCCATAAATTCATAAAATAGACTTCCTGCACTACTTGTACTCCAGTTCTCTGCGGCATATCCATCTGCTGATACCGCAGATACAGGCATAGAGCCACCAACTCCAATCTTAATAAAGTAAATATCGCGGTCCCCTGAATCATTTCTAAGTTTATGTGCTAAAACCGTTTCAAGTCCCGTGTCCCCATAGGGGTCTACAAAAGTAGATTCAACATTACCTGTAGATTTTCCTGGCTTTAACGGATAGAACCCTGGACCTCCGGTTACTTCCCCTGGAGGCTGAGTAAGCCTCCAAATGTAACATCCTGGGACAGCCTCTCCGCTAGTGAATACTCCTGAATAATAAGTAGAAGAAAAGTCTTTTGCGAACCCACTAACTCCAAAAGCAATAGAGTCGCCTATTAAAAAATATATGTCAGCTATTGAGCTTCCATTGGCAGGACTATAGAATGTACTTTCTAAATCCAATGGGACTGGACGATTCTCCCAAAGAAAGAAATCATTTTTATTTCCTTCAGTAATGTATTTACCGTCGATACTAACATTTGAAAATGTTAGATTATTTGGACTAAATTTAGGCTCTGTTGAGAATATAGCATTAGAGTATACCCATTTGTACTTGCTATATGGATGTGAACTTGAGGTTATGTCTACAAATTTTATTCCAGAAATATTGCCGTATACTTCTGGATAGTCTATTGTATATGGATTAACAGAGTTTATATCTTGAGATGTTCTTGGATATGATCTTACACCAATATCAAATAAGGGTACGTCGCAATAACCCTCTACTCTAATTCCTGAAAATAAACAATCTCCAATATAGTATGCAAAACTTGGATCAAAGACACCGAAGGCTTCTTTTTCTTGAGTGTTCCAAAGTCCAAAAATAGAAATTTTAAATTGAGAGTAAAGCGGTCTATTTTTATCGTAGTATCCAATTGAAGCGTAACTTCTAACATCTACATCTATTGCAGAGTACCCATACGAAGGTTGGTTGTACGCTTTCCCGTTGTATTTCCCATCGTAGCTTCTAAATACAGTTGCATATAGTGGAATAACGTAACAGGAACTTACTATGGTGTCGCAGTCCACTTCGTTTGGGAAAAAACAATCGTCGCCAACAAATCCAAAACAATTTGTCAACCTAGCTGTTCTATTTACTCTGTTATTAAACTCAGCGGGTTCCCCTACCTTAATAAAATCTCCATTAGGTATTTGATTTATAACTTTAACATTATTAGCATCAGTAAAATAAATAGTATTGTTATAGGTAATAGAATTAACTACAGTAATACCTTCTAATGTATTATTTTTAGCGTTGTATATCGCTCCATAATCAGCGAAAGAACTAAATCCCATAAAGGGTGAATAAGGTAGCTTATCTTCATCGGAAATTCCCTCAGCCAAATATGACCAAGCCTGCAACCAATCATTTTTGCGATAAGCGTCTATTACCCCTCTTCCCATTATCTTAACACTACTAAGACCCCTACATCCAAAAGTTCCATCAATGTAGGAACCGCCATCTAAATATAAAACAGAATTAGTTGGAGATAAAGTTAATCCCCAAGTTTTTAGATCTATTTGCTGATCTAAAGTTGCCGTAAATGGTAGAAGAGGATAATAAAATCCAGTTGAACTGTAAGTGTTATTAAATAATTTTGCCTGTAAAATACCAGGGGCAACATAAAATACAATTGACCCAGGCGCAGGAGTAGGACTTATAGGATTTGCAAAGACCATCAAAGGAGTTGAAGCGTCTAACCCCATTGAGCTACTAACCTGTATAAATAACTTATTATTAGATTTTATTCCTGATATTTCTACAGAGTTTAAAGTGCCTGTAACTCTCGACCATTTAGAATTAAAGTTCTTTGAATATGGCCCAATGTCGATAGAAGAAATATTTCCTTTGTTGTAGGTTACTTTTATTCTTGACTCAGCTTCATCAGTGCCAAAGTTTACATAGTTAAACTCCGGCGTGGCACTCACGTTCCAAAGAGTATAAGTATTTGGGGCAACTCCAGTTACACCTTCCCCCCAAACGCTGTAATTGTAATACTGCCCTGCTCCAAGAGCAGAAAATCCTGATTTGTATACAAATGTTGAAGAATAAGAATTTGTAGCAGGATTCCAAATTTCTACATCAAAAGCAGAGGACTCTATATTTGAGTAAGACGCTGTGGTTTCTAGTGACGCAAATGCATTACCATTAATTAATCTAACAATTGTTCCAGGCCATTTAGTTTGCAAAGAGGCTTCAACGGCAGCAGCATTATAACTTCCTGTAAAACTTAATGGGCTTGGGAATATCTCAATCATACAAATATCTTATTTAATTAGCTCTGCACCCAGCCTCTAACAGGGAAAGTATTACTAACTATTAATCCTGAATAGACGCTAGATGATGATAAATCTTCACATTTACCATATATAGGGGGTATATTATTATAGTCTGGGATAGGAACAAATTGCATAGAAGATGGAATCAATCCTAGAGGAATGAATGTTCCACTTAATGACCCTTGTATTACATAATTTTGTAATTGTGAAGGCATATTAAACCCTCCACGGTCATAATACCCTTCTTTAGGCAGTATATGCTTTAAGTCTCTTCTTCTGTGATTTCTACGAGGCAAAAGAGCAACTGTTCCCTCGGGATTTGTAAGAGAATCTATAACTGTATCTACACTTCCCCTTGAGAATGTAGCGACTGATGTTGCAGTTAATCCTCTCTTATAAGTTGACATGGCTAACGCTGAGATTCCAAATCCAGCTAGAGCGTTAGAACTTACAGAACTTACTTGTCCAAAATCAGCTTTGGGTATATTTATTGATGGAAATCTATAGTCTCCATTATAAGATATTTCATCCTCCGCAGAGGACCTTGCAATTACACTAGGTATTGATTTGGCAGGGGAGAACTCTTTAATAGTTTCCGCAACCATGTAAAGTACTTCCCTTGAGTCGGCTTCTAAAGAAGTTTTTCCGAAATTAAAATTAGAAGTATCTAACAAGGATTGGAAGTGAGAAGATTTACCATTCCAAAGAGGTAGATAATCAATTCTAGAATTAGTTATATCTTTTACAACAGAATTCCAATTAGGGGAATACTCAGCACTTGGAGTAAAAAATAGCCAGCTATTGGTAATAGAGTAATCATCGCTATTATCTATAGTGTGCTTTCTAATATAGTTTCCGACCTTTACAGCAAAATCTTCTGGAACTTCAAAACAAATTAGTCTGTCCTCGATAGCTCTTATTAATTCGTCTGTTATGATAACTTTGGTGTAGTAGGGGATTTCTTCAAAGGGTGGAATTTTGTTTGTATTCCCACGATAATTAAATACAAAGTCGGGAGAGTTTAGATTGAACAAATCTCTTCCTAAGTAGAAGTTCTCTGGAAATTCAAATACTGTATCCTGCATTATCTTGTCAACACAAAGCTTTATGTTTTCATCCATGCTACTTGCGTTGAAAGAGGACACTCCTAGACTCAAAGCAACTCCGGTATTCCAGGTTGAAAAATCTTTAAGTAATGGGGATTCTGTCGCTAAAGAATACTGAATTAAGAATGGGACATACGATTCCCAAAGTTCACTTATAGTTGAACTAGCATCAAATACGTCTTGCCCAAACATGGAGTCGGCTACAAGTTGAACACACTTCTTAGTTCCTACAGTCTTGTAAATATCTATTGCATTCGCTAACTGTAATCTCCATCTATCTGGCTCAGATCCAAACAGTCTCCATCCAATTAAATCCGCTAGTAATGGCAAGTAATCATCTGGGCACTCATCTAAATCATTCAGAGACTCTAATCTATCTATTTGATTAGAGTAATCCGCGAATGCAAATGAAAAAGCTTTTAGTAGTTTAAGGAATGGCCCTTGAAATTTCTTATCGCTTAATAAATAAGAATTCTCCAAGAAATCATCAATAGCATTCTTAACTTTAAAGTCTCCATCATCAATATAGAGAGGAGAGTAGACAACATCAACAAGTGTTAAAAGTTTATCAAGCTGTTGAGTTCCACTTGTCCATACAGGAAAGTCTGAGTTTACATTTGGGACAAAATCGGAGGGTAGAACTCCTAGGCTAGACCATGACTGAGTTGTGTAGTTCTTCCATACATAATTTGTTAAGCCTCTAATCCCATCATTTGTCTTAAGTTCTTGCCGTTCGTAAATTTTAGAAATTAAAATATCGTGAACGTAAGCTGAAGAATTATAAGCTAGAGAGGGGGGACCACTTAAGTTTAAAAAATAAAACCAAGATAGATTATTAATTAAGTAAGTGTGATTTGACGAGGCTTGCCCATCCCCAACAAAATCTAAAGTTGGGGAGTTTAATCTTATTCCAGGTAATAGTTCTTCTTCTAAGAAGTCTGAGAACTCTGCACTAGAATTGAAATCTCTAAAGGATCTGTTTAAAGGTATTAGTATTCTTCTTTCAAAATCATTAGTGTTTATATTAGTTAATTCGTTCTGCTTTACAAAGAAAGGGGCTATACCGCTAGCAGAATTTATACCACTAAACACCGTGCCAGGAATAGCACTTATATTTAAAATACTTGAAAAGCTATTTATTATTTTTAAATGTGAATTTATTACTTGGTCTAGGATATCTATTTTTTTATCATTTCTAGCGTAATCTTCCTCAAAGTAAAGTGATGGGACAACACTCTTTAGTGCGTCCACATAATTTGATTTGTGGAACTGCCTGTTATCAATGAATTTTATAGGACTAGACATACGATATATTCAAGGTATAGTTATTTAGTTGCAAGATCTCATTGAAGTTTATATTGATTGGGCTTGGAACATTATCAATCGTAGCATACCTAACTTCAGGGATTGTAAAGATTTCGTACATTAAATCCTGAGGAATAAATGCTTTCCCAAAATCATTGTTATCCATATTAAAGAACGACTCTATCTTCGCTCTTAGTGATTGTCTTATTCTAGCCTCAAGGAATTGATATTTCTTCTCCAGACGAACTGTTATTTGAAGATCTAAAGTTCTAATCAATCCATCTACAATTACAAGTTCATCCGTAAGCATTTTACGGTCTTCCATGGCAGCTAAGATTTGACGCTTGTACTCTGGGGTAGACTTTCTGAGTTGAAGATTGTTAGCCTTCTCAAGGACATACACATCTATTATGTTCGCCGAAGAATAAGATCTTCTAGTTGCTGCTGTTGCTTTTCCAACAGACCCATATGAACTTATATACGAGTTTACAAAAGATTTGTAGTCTAGGAGAGTGACAAGTCTGCCTTGTGATCTAAATGCTAAAGGAGCATATCTCTTTACATTTTCAATAGTCTCAGCATCAGATCCCCCAGTAGATTTAGAAACATTCTCTACTGTTACTTGACGAGGGGTTGTTTCGCTTTGATAATAAAGGTTTGTACGGGCATTAATTACCCTCTCTGCAATATTTCCTCTAGTTCCACCGCCAACTCTATAAATGATTGTATATGAATCCCCTAACTTTGGAACTTTACCAATATTATTATCGCCAAATACTACAGTGCCTTTGTAAGTTTCATCTGAAAGGAGTTGGAACACCTTATCATCTCCACCTGAGGCGTAGAATATATTATCTACTTGCTGGTATGCCCCGCTTGTCTGATCCTGCCCTGTTATAAAAGCTTGCACGCTGCCTTCAATAATTGGACCCTGCTCCAAAGACACACTTTTTAAAGATTCTGTATCACTGAAGGTTCCTTGTTGAAGGACAAGAGAACCCTCAAGTAAAACTAAATTTGTTAAAGTTGTATTTGTAGTTTTCTCTGACTCAAAAATCTTTATTTGCCCAGTAGAGTTTCCAGAGTCAATATCTCCATCCGCCCCTACTTTGTAAAGCGTGTAGGTGATTGGGAGACCGTCTTCTGGAGAGGTTATCGTAATAACTCTATCCTGAGGCTGTATGGTTACAAATGAGTTAGCGGGCCATCCTGGGTTTGAAGCTAAAGTTAGTTTAGCATCAGCAGCCGCAGCAATCGGGCCTTTCATTCTAATGCCAATTAGCTGCATTAGATTTTTTAAGCTTTGTCTTGATCTAGCAGTTCTTAAAAAATTTTCATTCGCAAGATAGTCAGCTTTGTAGGAGAGAACGTGCCCCATGTACGAGACAAGTTCAATCAGCATCATTCCAAAGTCTGATTCTACAAAATAATTGTAATCAAGTGGATATACAGCTTGAATATACTTTAGTAAAGAATTTCTTAAACTTAAGAAATCAGTTGAAGCAAAATCAATAAATGTAGACTTATTAATATCGTCAACTCTTACGAGCTTCATGAAATCAGATTCTGCTGTACCCTTGAATGCCATTAGACTATATCCAGTTTAATTTCAAAACTTACACTATCTTGTGCAAGCAACACACAAAATAATTTTACTACTAAGAAATTTCCCCCACCCTGGGTTGAACCCCCTGGGAAAACTTGAAGTTTAGTTAGTCCCACGTTTGGAGCGTAACGAGAAAACGATTCCAGGATCTCTCTTTTGATTTGGCTTAAAGTAGCCTGATCTAAAGGCTCCATTAGATATCGTCTTAGGTTTGTTCCATAAGAAGGTAACATTACCCTCTCCCCACGGTTTGTTAGCAGAAGTTGACGTAGCTGCCCTTTTACAACATCAACATCTGAACTCTTCTTTAGGAATCCGCCTTTATCTAAATCCCCGATTGGATATTTAAATCCAAAAAGTTTATTATCCTGCCGTCTTACAAGCTTGTCTGGGCTTCTTGGATTATTAACTCCATATAGATTTGTAGAGGTATTTAGGACCATAATTATAACTTAGAAGTATCTATGTTCTTAAAGAAATTTTTGTGTGTATTGTAATTATTTAATACCTCATCTTTTTCTAGAGGTTTTGAATAAAATTTAATACTTCCAAGGCGACCTCTTAGACCGCTTATTATTCCACCATATATCCCACCTAAGAAGTTTCCTCCATAAGCGAATCCGTCAGTAAATCCGCCCCCCACGATCCAAGGAGTAAAGTTGCTATCCAGGACTGGGCCAGATTTAAGAGTGGTAGGAGCAGTTGAGTTTACAGTTATTGGGTTATAGAAGAAGCTATTAGGCTTCTTTGAGGTTGGTAGATTAGGCATTGTGTTTGGACTAATGCCAAATACATAAGACATACTTGATGTTGTTATTAGATTACCATCAAAGTACATGGATATCTTGTCCTGACGAGAATCAAAGGTCACAGCAAAGTGACAGAATGTTGACGAGCAATTCTCTAGATTTCCAGAAATGTCCATCTTCATTGAATGGTACTTAGTACTTGCCCTACAATCCAACCCATCAAAGAATGATCTGTTAACAAGGGATATTGAAGAGATCGACGTTGATTGAGTTGGGGCTATAAAGAACGCTGTAGATGAGACTGGGTTATCTGTGTTAGAGTTTGACGCTAACAAGCCCTTTGTAATTCTTCTATCTCTTGTGAAGCCCATCATGAATCCTCTAACGGTATTTGTTCCCATGTCGTTAGAGATGTACTCAGTGTCCGCAGAGCTAGCCCCTAACTCAGATCCGCTGTTCTCATTAGCTAAAACTAATCTGTAAAGACTTGAAACATTTCCTATGCCTGTATCTGATTTGATATTTGGCATATGAACCCAGAAGTCTATAGAGGCTCCATTTGGGCTGTAAAGGAGATCATTAAATGGCTTTGCATCAGGAAGTCTTACATAACTTCCAAGACCTGAGACTAAGTTAGTTGTAGTCCCCGACTGTTTAGTTATCCCTTGTAAGTAAGGTATGCCAAGACCTCTACTAAATACGTCCTCTGGGCTATTAGCCACAAGCTGTGCATAATACTGCCCACCTATAGAAGCTGAGTTTCTTAATAAGAACTGAGGTGACGATGGAATTACAACGTCTGTATCTAAGAAATTGTACATTGCAAACAGGTTATCTGTTGTAAGAGAGTTTTCTGTTTGGAGTACTAAACCGTCTACAGAAGAGACGCTGCTTCCATCAAATATGATGGCTCCATCTCCGTTCTCAGCGAGAATGAGATGATCTAGAGTTGAGTTCCTAGTGCTAGCCCTTGTCTCTACATATACATTTTGTAGTTGTATTGGGGACACGACACCAGATATATCAACTTGGCTAAAGCTCAGTGCTTTCTGTTTTTGTATATCTAAATCAATATTTGTATCAGCCAGATATGAGAAATCGTTAATAGGGACTGCCCCTGGAGGGTATGAAATTCCAGTCTGATATATTGAAGGTAGCACGATAGCTAATTCTATTTGCTTCTTTCTCTTGTTTATCTTTTCAAGCAATCTATTGTTTTCTGATATAAGGGATTGTTTAAAATTAAATATTACAGATAATGGAGCATCATCTTGCTCTAAATCATATATTTGTGCAGACAGATCATAAACTCTTTTGTTTCTATTTCCCAAGAGTTCTTGTAAGAATCCATCATTGTCGTAGTATAGTTTTAAGTATTCTGAATCATTTATTGCTGTTGGATCTAGCAGCGTATTGAAGTACAAGTTTAAATCTTTTGTAGAGAATCCTTTACCTCTTCCACCTAAGTTTGGATCTTGCAGGAACTTCCAAAGATCTCCCTTGTCCAATTGAGCTTTCTTTTGATTCAAATATGTCAGTACTGGGAATATACCACTTGTTTGTGAATCAAAATACAATCCATCTTGGGAAAGAATAAATTGCCCTGTTGACGATTTTGGCGGTCCAAATGTCAGTCTAAATATTGGCTTCTCGCCCGTCTCAGTTGTCGCGCTCGCGGGAGGAGGGCAATTAGCAGCGAATGGGGTTCCTTCAAAGAATTCACACACGCCAGGAACGAATTGCGGTTCTAAGCTTGGGTTATTTCTGCGATCTCTAATGATTGATCTTATTGCTTCAGCTTGCCTGTTGGAATCCCCTATGAAGGCTAGGGCCGACTCAGCCTCTATCAACTCAGTCGCAAGATTCCTCTCCACGAAGTCTTCAAACGCTTCTGGGTCCATTGGAGGCTGCTCTCCAAGTCCTCTATCCTGTAGCCGCCTAGACTCTTTGAACGCTTCCAGACACTCTTTTATTCTTCTTATAGCATCTGATACATTCTGATAGTTCGCGTATAGATTTCCAGCGGTCGCACCAATGGCAGCAATAAATCCAGCGATTCCCGCTAGAAGTTTTACAATATCGTTGTCTCCAAGAGCACCAAATATTTTTGATAAGAATACGAATTCACCATTCTCATCTAAGATTCCAATATACCCAAGGAAATCTCTTATTTTTCCAAATATGGCTTTTAAAACTCCATCAGCCAATCGCATTCCAGCTAAAATAGCTTTTAGTATGGGTACGAGTAGCGCGGTAGGGAGAAGTCCTAAGGCATCTAAACCTAACTGTAAAATACAGCTAGGAAGTCCAAACGCTGTTCCCGCAGCGGTCAGAGGGTTAGTGCCCGCCCCTAAAAGTGAGTTAAATAAACTAAAATCAAAAGCTGCCATTTTTTAATTACTTTCCGTAAGCATTTAGTCTCGGCAATTCCACAGGGGGAATACTTGGAGGGCTAACTGTTCCTGGTTTATTTAGGTAGAGTGGAGTTCCCGCACCTAAATTAGTTTCAGTTAATCCATAGGCAGTTAAAGTAGTATTAGCTTTAATGTTAGTAGCAGTTCTAGAGTTAACATTAACTTGATTAGCAGTTAAATTAATATTGCCTGTTTGAGAAGTAATATTAATATCGTCTAACGCTTGGATAGTTACCCCACCTTGTTTTGAGAATATTTTAATATCCCCACCCGAGCTTATTTGAACTATTCCCCATTGAGTGGATATAAATACGTTACTCTCTCTATCGCCCCCAGGAAGAGCAGGGCCAACGGGATTATCAGTAAATATATTAATATCCCTGTACTTGCTAATTAAATTAACATTACCGAACATTAGTAATGGGTTAACTATGCCGACTTGAGTTGGATCTGGGACATAGTGCCTATACAGACCTTGAGACTTGTTTTCTAATGTAATGTCTCTCCCATCTGTAATGGTTACTTTATACTCTCCATTTGTAACAATACATTGTTGGCTATTAAGGCTATTTAATTCTATACCTCTGGATATAAACCCTGCGGGAGATGGAGCGTAAGGGACTGGGAGATCTCCTCCAATAGCTATAAAATCTCCGTCTGAGTTCTTTAATATTACCCCACCTGCTTGAGGGCTGTCACTTAATATTAGCTGGTGGTTCTTGCTGCTCTTTAGCTCTACTTGGTTAACAATAGATTCCCCAGGAGTATAGTAGTTTTGAACTTTTAAACCAGCATCCTTCTCATTCTTAAAGAACATTGCAGTGGGATTGCCCGATGGGTCAACCATCTTCGTATCTGAGAATAGAGGGGCTGGGTTTCCCGCAGCATCTTTAGATACCAGTCCTAGATCAGTCGAGTGTTTTACTATGGTTGAGATGTAGTAATACTCATTCGTTTGTTGATCAAACGCTACAAGAATTTCAGAGTATACCGCTGGGGGAGCATACAGCCCATAGTAGTACCTTTGGTGGTTTGGTGTTGTATACCTGACGGTAATCGGTCTTGGCCCTGGGATTAGGTCAGCGTTTATTATACCTTGGTTTTCAATATCACGATAAGGCTGTACTATTGCTCTGTATATTTCCATAATTATAATGCGTAAGCATTTCCGTTTGTCTTTACCAACATAAACTGAGAATAGCACTCTCTGGTATTAATAACGTGCTTAATCGCTGCTATATTATATACGCCAGAGAAAAAGTCTAAATTATTAGATATTGAATTTGAATTAGGGTTGATTGGTGTCACTTGCTTAGAGAATAAAAAGCAAGGTTTAAAGTTCACCAATCTTAAAGTTGAAAGATGAAAAAATGGTAAAGTCTTAATACTAAGCTTTATAACTTGATTATTTAAATGCTTCCATAACTCTGAGGCAATGTTTTCTTGATAAAGTCCAAATTCTTTTGGTTTGAATACAACTCCGTCTGGAAGATCTTTAGAGTCTAAAGTTTTTATATCAAAAATATTAAATAATGTGTTAACAAAAGAAAGAACAGATTCTATTCTCTTATCTTCGTTTAGTCTATAAAAAGCTAAATTATCAGAATCATAATTTGATTGTAGGTTTAGTATGGCTGTGCCTAAAAGAACTTCGTTGGTATTAAAATCTCCTCCGTTTTTTAAGATTAAATTTTGTGCAAATATTACTAACTTTTCAAATCTTTTAATTACTTCTTTAATTTCTTGTTTTGGAATTACTCTTTTAAACTTAGTTTTTAATCTTTTATGAACTTCATCCATGGACTCCATCACACGGAACCCCCCTTTACCTTCGATATCAATTCTATCTAACACAATGACAGGTTCAGGTTTTATGCTAGTTAAAAATTCTATTAGATTTTGATTATTAAATATTGTATTTTGTAACTCAGCAAACTTACCTTGAAGTTCTTCTGCAACTTGATTGCTTACATCTTTTTTAGTTATATTACTTCTAGGAGGAGTTCTTTTTTGTTCTTTAGCAAGATACAATTGATACATTAGAACTTCTTTTAATTTTTGTAATTGGTCTGGATTAATTTCGTCTAGTAGTTTTTTATATTCATCAAATATAGATCTAAGATTTAGTCCTTCGATATTTACCTGATCAACATTTTTATTAATAGATGCGACATATGCTTTTGCAAAATTAGAATCAATTGCTAGCTTCATTCCCATCAAATAAACTTCACTGTTTGTAAATTGAATATTTAATATGTTTGAATTTTTTAAATTGTTAGTGAATACTGGTATATCAAATAATTTTAAGAAGTCGCTATTTCTGAAAAAATTTGTAAACCTTGAATCAGCATCTTGATTTAAAGACAACTCATCTAAATTAGTTTGTTCAAAAAAATTAGAAGATGTTTTTCCCCTTGAAACAGTTTTTAAGAAACTAATACCGTATTCCTTATCTAAAAGAATTTCAGCAACATTAGTTTTTAAATCGCCGTCCTTGCTGTAAAGTTCGTCGCCCTCTCCGTATATTTGAAGAGTAGGGGTAAATTCATTTGTAATATTACTTATATACTCTTCAAATGTTTTGTTAGTTTCTGCTGATCCTACAGGAATGTAATTTCTGTAAAGATACTCACTAATCATTTGCTCCAGTCCAAATATTATGCACTTGTCGTTTGCCGAGTCAATCAATCCCCACTGCTTCCAAAGTGATAACAGTTTTAAATTATTTTCTTGTACAACTACAAAATTATCAGCAGTGCCTAAAACACTTTTTAATGCTATATTTAATTTGTTCAAAGGTTGATAGAAGTTTGGAAAAGCTGGATGTATTTCTGAAGATGGATTATTTTTACATCTAATAATATATGCATCTCCGGTTTTAGATCCGCTGTTAGCTTCTATCTCCGCATCCATAGCTCCCGGCCTCGGGGTTGTTCCAGGTGGAATTACTTGTCTTTGACTTCTAGCTAACAAATTTGTATAATAACTCTCTAAGCTTATTCCAAATACAGATAAATCAACATCGTTTAAATTAATATTAGACAGTCTATTTTCAATCCCAGGTATAGCACCAGGGTCTGAGCGTTGAATCTTAGGTAAGATGCCGATAATATTTTTTTCTGGGGTAGCTGTAAGAATACTTAAATATTTTTTAACTATACGATAAATTACATTTATTAAAGTATCTTTAGAAAACGTGCTGGAGTCAATTGGTATTGAAACTAAGAATTCATCAATGCTATCAGTAAATACGAATTCTCTTGAAGGGTTCGGATCATTTAAGTTAAAAACTAGTTTTGGCCTAAGGACAGAATCGTTTGATGCAAAAAATTTAAAGATATATTTTCTTAGCCCATTAGATATATCAATGTTTGTTTTGTTTAGATAAAAAGTAAGAACATCACTCCAGTTGGAGAGTGAACTATCAGTTCCAAATGCAACAAATATTTTATTAAATTGATTAGCATACTCAAACTCATCAACAAGAGTTGCTTCGGATAATCCAACTCCTGATGAGTTTATATTGACGGTTCTTGCTCGTTGATCAGACAATCTACGCTGCATCATTTTAAACACAGTATTTGATCTATGCATAGAAAATACTTGTTCAAAATTTCCATCAGTATCTAAGAATTCTAATGTTAAACTTGGATTATTTTCATTATCAAAATTTATAGAATATTCTAATGATTGTAGATACTTATTTGTTTTACTTGTAATTACTAAATAATCATCTGATGGGGGTATTTGTTCTACATCTGAATAAGATGCAAACATATCCCTAGCTACTTCAAAATTATTGGTTATAAATACACCTGGAGTAAGTATCTTAGACATGACTTAATTATAGTTTAGGCAGTAATAACTTATCACCAACATTCAATTCTTGAAATGGATCTTTAATATTATTAAACATCATTATTAGCCAGTCTTTCGTCACAGTGCCGTAGAATAGATCTGAAATAAGATCTGGTCTGTGCTCATAGCCAGCAGGAATGATCACTGCGTCAACTTTCATAGATTCTAAAGTCTTTAAATAATCAGTTAAAGTTGCGTTATCTGAAATAAAGATGTTTTTACCTTTGTGACTTACTATCCCACCGCCAAGCCTGTAATGATTAATATATGCCATTAGATTCCTCTTACAAATAAATTAAAAAGGTACAATTTGCGGGTCCTCTTCATTGTTATATAGTCGTATTATTTCTGGAATCGTAAGGCCCTGTAGTAGGAGTAATTCTCCCTTCAGTTGAAAGCGGAGCAGTCCTTCCAATCTCGTCAATTTGCGCGCTGGTTAAGCTTCCGTAGCCTTGAGCCTCAAGAATAGTGCGTTGCTCCTCGACAGTTTCACGAATTGACTCTTCAGATGCTATTCCTAATAATTCATCATTAGACAATTTTCCTCTGTTTATTTTTGACTGAGAGAAAGCTTTTGAACCTTCTATAGCTTTTTGACGACTCTCTTCTTCTTGTTTTTCCCAAGCCGCCACATTTGTAAGATCAGTATCATACTCTCCGAAAGTAGAGTTCCAAGGATCCATTGTTCTATTAGAAATGATCGCTTCCCAACCAGCTAGATTTTCTGCTGAAGTTAAGTCAGTTTTTACAGTTGTCCAAGGTATAAATTGTCCAAAATTACCAGTTCTATTTTCTGATAAATTTAAAGTAACCTCTACTCTTCTTGGATTCATATTCTTTAATTCATAACCGTTTTCAGAAACTACTCTTAAACTATAGTTGGTGCAAACGCAGGGAATATTGTTATACATTGTCCCATGATTTATGTAAATAGTTGGAGGGCTTAGGCTAGTGTTTGAAGAGTTGTTAACAGTAGAAGTTCTAACAACATTTATTAATAACATAAAATAACTTATTGCATTTTTTAAAACTCGCGGTCTTTCTTTTTTAAATAAATTTAGTATTTGTGCTGGGTTTTCAAAAACAGGAATTTTTAGTGCATTTGTAAATTGACTAAGTTGTTCTAGGATAGAGTCTAGTTCATTTGCCGGAGGTAGAAAGCTGCTGTATTTTGATAAGCTTTCGTTATAATAATTTACTCCATCCCTATTCCCTGCTGTGACAGATTCACCATTTAATTGTTGTGGGCCATACTCACTATTTCTATCAGATCTTACAAAAAACTTTCTCTTCTCAAAATCTCTTTCACTATAGAAATATCTAAAGTGATCCGAAAATTGTGCGTTTAATCCTACGTTATTAATATGGTCTATTAAATTTGGAAGTGTTATAAAAAATCTAAGAGAAAATTCTCTTGATTTAGATCCATGGTATGAGAATAAGTTTCCTGATCTGCCGAGAATATCATAAACTCCTAAGTTAGGTCTTTGAGACTCAGAGATTTCAATATTTTCAAGTATTGGAAAATAAAATTCAATCGACCTGTCGGAAGATCTTTGGGGGTACTTGTAATAGAGATAAGATCTCTCTGGTAGTAATCTGGGAGAAAATGTAACTTCTTTTTGACCGAAGAGCATATATTACCTCGTTAAAACAAATCCCGCAGGTTGAGAGATACCTTTAGTGGCTATGTTAGTGTTTACTGCCTGTAGTTGAAGAACCATTTCTTTTTGAATAGCTAATGATTCTTTTGACGTTGTGTCGGCCTGTGGATTAAGGGTTTGCACCATTGTATTTAAAATATCTAAAAGACTGTTAGTTCTTCTTGTTTGTAAATTATCTTTGTTTGGATCTAGTAATTCATTAGTCTTCCTGGATTCATCTTCTGTTTTCTTTGAGGCATCTCTAACCGCTGTCATGATATCACTTATACCCCAAAGAGTGCTTCCGATTCCAACCACGGCTCCCAAAGCTGCCCCTAAAGGACCTCCCATTAAACCAGTAGTTGCCCCAGTAGCCGCTCCAATTCCAACTCTTCTAAGAAGTTGTCTTAGTATAACTCCAGCACCTATACCCCCTGCTACTGTGGCTAGTCCACCCCCGACAGCCCCTACAGTGCCTACGCCAGCCGGAGAAAATTTCTGCACAATTGATTCTAGCGCAGCAGCAGATCTTTCCATTGCATTTGCATACTGCTCTTCAGCGGTTTTTAATAAGGCAAGATTTTGACTGTTCTCGCTAGTCTTTTTAGCTGAGTCATCTAGCGCGGCTTCTACTGCTTGGAACGCTCTTACATTTTGCATTCCACCAAATTGCTCTGCTATCGCTGCTGCCGCTCTTCTTCCCGCAGACCCTGTGCCATACCCAGCGGTCATTTGCCGGAATGTGTTATTGAAAGTTCTTATAGCCCCTAAGGTAAGTCTTGTTTGATCTTCTTTAGAGACATCTAAAAACTTATCGTAGTTGCTGAATATCCCAGCAATCATTGCATTCGATTCATTACCAATACCAGTTAAGAAATCAGCTACTACTCCAAGCTCTTTGGTCGCTCTATCACCAATCATAGCAGCGACTTCTCCTAAAGCCTCTGCCGTTTGAGATCCTTTCCCTAACAAGGAAGCTGTTTGAACAGATTGAGCTAATGAATTGACTGCCTCAAACATCTTCTGCTGACTCATTCCATAAGCCACAGCATTGTCTGAAAGCCTTCTAGCCATGTCCTGTACTTGCGTCGTATTGAGTCTCAAACTCAAAGATGTATTGGCTAGGAATCCTTGTAACGATTGAGTCCCTTGATTGGTCATTTTCATTGTACCAATCAATCTCATTGTAGTAATATCTAAGTTTTTAAATCCAACTTCTCGTAAATCTAGTATCTCAGTTGCTAGTTTGGACATTCTTACTCCAACATTTGGAATGTCCATCTTTTGCAATGTGGTATTTGAAGCCATAGCTCTGGCTTGCAACTCATCCATCTTTTTAACATTTTGGATAAGTTGATTTCCAAATGACATGAACATTTGGAAAACTGGGCTTACCTTGTCTTGTGGATCTGGGGGTGGAGGGGGCGCGGTTCCAGTTACAGAAGGCCCACCACCGCCGCCACCGCCACCTCCTCCAGCCCCGCCCCCTGGGACTAGCCCTCTCCAATCCCTAAAGAAATCTCTGCTATTAGTTACAAACGTATTAAAATTATTTTGAAAAGATCTTGTAGCATTTCTTTGATCCATCAAATGCCTGTTTAATTGGCGCATTTGGGCTATCAAAGAACCCATTACTCTAAGGGAAGGGTCTCTATTTGGAGGGGGGATGCTTGTCATTTTAGTCTACCGTATATACTTATTATTGCTTCTTAATTAGAAGATATACAGAACTTATCTTAGAAATATCTAGCGTTTTAAATGCACTCAGCCCAAACACATACTTTAAAAAACTGGGCATTAGCTTATAAGCGCACCTGTTCTGTTTCTTATGGAATAACTTTAATATTATTTTAAATAAGAAAGACTCTTCATTTATATCAAAGCAGCATAGCAAATCATTGTCTCGGGTAGACACAAAGTTACCTAGAGGACCCCGTTCTGTGGCTGCTATCAATACAGTCTTTGCACCACTCCCAAGATAACTTAATTGAATTATCTCACCGGGAACAAGTAATTTTACTGATTTAGTAAAAGATTTGTAGTGATATTTAACGGCTGGATCATCAGGATCTTCCTCATTCTCTTCAATGTACTTTTTTATTTCTGCTGTACTTTTATTTAAGAATGGGATCCTGATCATTGTAACATCTTTGAAATATTTAAAATAGACATTTAAATTTATTAAAAGTCCTCTCTAATATGTATTATATGAGCAATTTAGATGTTGATATTGTAGACTTTATTGATTTAATTAACTTTACTTTAAGTGATGAATTTATAGATAAATGGAGATATAGATTCAGTACTAAGTTCATAAAAGAATTTCAAAGTAAGATTATAAAATCATTAAAAGACAGAAAACCAATAAAGATTGATTCTCTGATCAAGCACTTGTCGAAGAAGTGCGGATACTCCATCGAGCAAGTATCCAATTTTTTTGAAGCTATCGACGTTAGGATTTATCACCCATTAATCTTGGGCAGAGCTTCAGCTTCTTTCTGAGCCTTAAGTTTTGCCTGCTCTTCAAGTCTGGTTTGAATAGTGCAGTTGTCGTTGAAAGCAGTGCATAAAGGCTTATACTCACACCACTCGCAGAACTGATTCTGCATGGCTGGGAACTCATCCTTCTTCTTCTTGCGGATCTTCCAGACCTTGCTGATTTCCCTCTCGCGCCACATATTGATTGACGATTGAGGGTATTTGACGGATACAAGATTATCCGTGAGAGGGTAGTAGTGAGCGCACCAGATTTCGCTTAGAGGGATCTTAAATTCCTGGGAGACAGCGAAGGCATACCCCATAAGCTGCTTATCCCGAGACAGGTCTATGCGAGTCTTTTCTTTCTTGGAAGTCTTGTAGTCGATAATTAAGATTCCGCCTTGTTGGCCCTTAACGATGCGGTCAATAAAG